GGCCCCGGCTACGAAATCACCAACATGCCGATTCACCAGCGTAAGCTCACCCAGCACTGTCTCACCCACTTGCGCGGAGCGCGCTCAACCTTGCTTTGCTACAGGTATTTGGTGCATGGTCAGCTCCGATGATCCCAACGACTTCCCTGGGCTTGACCCAGAAATTGTTGTCACGTGCCAGCGCTACGTTTCCTGGAGGGATAATGTCGGGAGCTCCGCTCTCTAGTGCAGCGTCAGAAGAAAATGAAAATGAAAATCCGTGCAGCGTCAGTTTTGCCCATGGACGCAAAAATGAAAACTCGTATAAGGAGTCCCGAAATCCCGAATTTTAAAAAAAATGCCCGGTTTCATTAACCAACCCTACGAAGGGCAAATTGCCCTTTTTGACTGTACCGTCAAGGAAGACGCGTTTACCGACTACCGGGAACTCGCAGAGTCCCTCCGCACCCTTGCCAAAAAATGGGTTTTTCAACTCGAGCAAGGTGAAGAGACCGGATACCGCCACTGGCAGATCCGCCTCTCCCTCATCAAGAAGACGCGCTTTGCTGCGTTCTCCAAAGAGGTCATGCCGATCCTCCCCGGCCGCTGGTCCGTGACATGCAAGAATGTCCACGACTCCGGCAATCAGTTCAACTACATCCTCAAGGATCAGACCCGCCTCCAGGGTCCCTGGAAGGACTCCGACGCCGACCTGCGTCCTCCTCCCGTGCTCACCGAGCAGCTCAAGGTTTTCGCCAAGGTCGAAAAGTACCCGTGGCAGAACGCTCTCGTCGACATTGTCAAGCAATACAGCGAGCGTCACCTCCACTACATCTACGATCCACACTACAACTCCGGCAAGTCCATCATGTGCGAGTACCTCGAGTACAATATGCTCGCCGAGGAAATTCCTCCATTCACTCTCATGGAAGACATCATGCAGTTTGTTATGTGTCAGCACACCTCCAAGTGTTACCTCTTCGACATGCCTGCTGCAATGAAGAAGGATAAAGTGTCCCAGCTCTACGCTGGACTCGAAATGCTCAAGAATGGGTTCTTGTACGACAAGCGCTACAACGGCAAGAAGCGCCGCATCTCCCGACCGCAAGTTGTTGTCTTTGCCAACAACCTTCCACAGACGAATCTCATGGCACCCGACCGGTGGCAGATTCTGTACATCCAGCCAGACAAGACCCTTGTCCCATGGGTCGATCCCAGCTGATCCAGCTGATCCGACGTCTCATAGAAAAAGGAAGAGACCAGGGGCTTCGTATTATTACAGCGTAGCGCCGAAGCCCCTGCGCTAAATAAGACCCTAGTCGCTTTAGCCAGAAAAGGGGGACTCACCAGCCATGGCCTATGGACCAATGCGCAAGCGTGGACGTAGCTATGGTGGTCGTGGCCGTACTACTCGCAGTATTCGGCGCAAAGTCCCCGTCCCTAAGAAGAAGCGTACGACGCGCACTTACGCGCGTACCAACGCCCTCGCCGTCCGAAAGTGCATGCGAGACGTCGCATACTTGAAACGCGCCCGCTACGGTTCGGTTCAGAAGAACCTTCAAGTTCTCAACCGTCCGTTGAACCCCACGTCACGCCAGCCTTGCCTGTGCGTGATCAACAACATCCAGGCCGATAACCCCGACTCCGGTGCAACCGGTGCTCCGTGGTACCAGCTCGACACGGCTGGTGGCGCAAATACCGTCTCCCGGTTTGTCCGCAACGACAACACCTACTGGGACGCCCAGAACGATGATATCATCGATGGAGGCGTGGCCCTCATTGGCGCAATCAAGCTCACATTTCGCATTTTCTGCGACCCCGATCAGGGCGTGCAGATCACCAACAAGCGCGTCCGCATTGACCTCTTCAAGCAGCGCACCAAGGCTCTCGTCACCCCCAACAACGTCAATGACCTCCAACAGCTTCCGGCTGTCAATGCCATGCAGCGCCTCCGCAACATGGCCAATCCGACGTTGAACAAATTCAACCCGGAATTCTTCGATTTGATCGACACCAAGTTTGTGTTCCTCAATCCGAGCAAGGTCGACTCCACTGACAAGGGCACCGGCGCTGCCCTCAAGTACGTCTCCATGACCGTTCCGAGCAAGTACCTCGGTCGTGTCACTCAGCAGGTCACCAACCCTGTCGTCGACGGCGGCACAAGTACCAACGGCCCCGGCTACGAAATCACCAACATGCCGATTCACCAGCGTAAGCTCACCCAGCACTGTCTCACCCACTTGCGCGGAGCGCGCTCAACCTTGCTTTGC